AGCCGGTGCGACCTTTACCTTCGTCTACGGCGGCGGCGCAGCGGATGGTACGGACTTCATCGTGAACACTGGCTCCAACACCAACTTCTTCATCGGCAACGTTGCCTTCAACGACACCGATGATGGTGCTGCTTCGGTGGTGTTCTCGGATGGTAACTCCAACAGCAAGCTGCAGGTCAATGTTCCGGCATCGGCGGTCATCAATGTTGTGGCCAAGGATGGCACCAATTGGCAGGTTTGGGGTTCTGTGACTGGCGCTACTGCTCCCGCCTTCGCTGACCAGTAAGGAGGTCAGATATGGCTGGCTCTGACGTAAAGGCCAAATACATCGCGGCTGATACCACAGCTGCTGACGCCGATGGGGTCTGCCAATCGCAAACTCCGGCTGCTGGTGGTGAGCAGAACCTCACCATCAACGGCGCGCTGGCATCTGGTGGTGTGGCGACGTTTACTGCGGCACGCTTGATCACGATTGCTTCTGCCTCTGACGACAGTGCTCGTACCTTTACGGTGACGGGCACCGACGTGAACGGAAATGTGCAGACGGAAACAATCGCAGGTCCGGCGACCACGGTGACCGGCACGCTGTACTTCCGAACGGTAACTCAAGTTACGGTTGATGATGACACCGCTGGTGCCATTACTGTTGGTATGTCGAACAGTGCCATCGATGTGATCTACGCGGGTCGCGCGCGCTTGCGCGGGGTCTTCCTGATTCACTCAGGCACGGCTGGTTTGCTGTCGTTCCGTAACGGTAGCGCACTCGGCACGGCTCACCTGCAGATTGCCACCACTGCTTCAGCTAACACTGACCGTGACGTCATCATCCCCGACGAGGGGATCATGTACGATAGCGGCATCTATCTCCCGTACACGGCTGGAACCACTGTGTTTTCCAGCTTCACCGCAATGTACAACTGAGGTGGGCGATGCCGGTCTACGACATCAGATCGATCTCGCAGGTCGGCACCACTGAGCCGTTTGAGCTTCAGGTGTCCCGGGGTCAAATCCCGGGGCACCTTTTTCGGCATCGTCAGGGGCGGGTTCCAGCGATGTCTCAAAATACGACAGGCACCGTTTGGGATGTTAACGATACAATCTACCCTTGGAGCGCTTGGGACACCGCAGGCACTGTTACGGTAAGCCGTGCGGATGCTGGAGACGCGAACAAAAACGTCCTCATCAGCGGCTTGGATGCTGATTATAAACCTGTCAGCACGACGATCACTCTTACAAACCCTACCGGGAACACGTCATCGACGGTCTTCAAACGTATCGATTTGGTGCGCATGAATGGAACGTCCGCTAACACTGGTCAGATCGATGTTCTCAAAGGTGCGACGACCGTTGGCCGCATTGTTGCAGGCGTCGGTCAGTCGCTTAAAGGAACCTACACTGTTCCTGCTGGATACACGGCGTATCTAACACAAGGTGCAATGACCATTCAGAATGGTGCGGACGCCACTGGAACCTTTTACTACAGGCTTTTGGGGGACCGCTTCTTGATCGGCCACACCTTTGAGGTGGCAAGCTCAGAATACCACTATGCCTTCACCTGCCCGTTTGCTCTTCCTGAAAAAACGGACATCGACGTACGGGCGACTGTTCGGTCCAACAACGCGCTGGTGACTGCGGCGTACGATATGATCCTTGTTAAGAACGGAGGACCCCTCTAATGGCTAAGACACCAGCCTGGCAACGCAAAGAGGGGAAGGATCCGAAAGGCGGCCTCAATGCCAAGGGCCGAGCTTCGGCGAAAGCTCAGGGGATGAACCTGAAGCCCCCGGCTCCGAACCCGAAGACCAAGAAGGACGCAGCTCGCCGCAAGAGCTTTTGTGCCCGCAGCGCCGGACAGATGAAAATGTTTCCGGAGGCCGCAAAAAATCCGGAAAGCAGGTTGAGAAAAGCAAGGAGGGCGTGGGAGTGTTAGAGGAGCGTTGGGTTCCAGTTCACGGCTACGAAGACCGCTATGCGGTTAGCGACCACGGCCGCATAAAATCCTTGCCCCGTTTCCGTCGGGGGAAGTCCGGCGGCATGGTGCCTTTGCCAGAGAAAATCATGAGGCTGGTGCCAAAAAAACGTTCGGCCGACGGGAGGACTCTTCCATATTTGGAGGTGAAGTTACGGGACGGTTCTCCCAGAAACATTCCGGGAAAATCGTTCTTGGTCCATCGGCTTGTGGCGCAGGCGTTTGTCGGGGAACTCTTTGAGGGCTCTCATGTAGACCATGTGGACGGCGACCATTCCAACAACCACTGGAGTAACCTGCGCATCTTGAGTGCTAGGGAGCACGGTCTCCTGCATCCCTGTATTGTCGACCGGGGTAGAAACATCAAAATGCAAACCGCCGCACAGGAAAAGATAGTACAACTTAGGGCCTCCGGCGCGCTGGTTGGAAGAAAAAGGGTTGGCTGACATGGGCAACGTTAACTTAACCCCAGAAGAGTTTGAGGCGATGCTGGATCGTGCAGCAAAGAAGGGTGCAAGGGCCGCGCTCGAAGAAATTGGCCTGCATGACGAACAGGCCGGGAAAGACCTTGACGAGCTGCGAGGCCTGCTTGCATCTTGGCGGGATACGAAGAAGGCGATGTGGACGACGGCGGTGAAGGTTATCACTACGGCGATCCTGCTGTTCATTGCAGGCGCGGTCGGATTCTACGTCAAGAACAACTCTGGGAATTGAGCGATGAATCGTGCTAATATGGCCAAGCAAATCACGGAGGTTCCGATGGCTGGTTGCAAATCCAAAGGTATGAAGATGGGCGGCAAGGTTAAGGCCGGGTACAAAAAGGGCGGAATGGTCAAGGGTAAAGACCAATCCATGTGCAGCCCGCGCAAGCAGATGGCTATGGGGAAGATGAAGTGATGGCCAAGAAGCCAGGACTTTACGCCAACATTCACGCCAAACGCGAGCGCATTGCTGCGGGCTCTGGCGAGAAGATGAGGAAACCCGGTTCCAAGGGTGCGCCTACGGCTAAGGCGTTCCGCGAGTCGGCCAAAACGGCGAAGAAGAAATGACAACTTCGGGTTCACGAGACTTCAACCTCGATGTCGCGGAAGCGATTGAAGAGGCCTATGAGCGCATCGGGCAAGAGATGCGGACGGGCTACGACGCCAAGACGGCTCGTCGCTCGATGAACCTGATGTTCGCCGAGTGGGCCAACCGTGGGTTGAACCTCTGGACCGTGACACAAGGTACGACAACGGTGACACAAGGGACGGCGCAGTATACGCTTGCACCCGACGTTGTTGAGATCTTGGACATGGTGCTGCGCCGCAGCGGAACCGATTACGAGATGGATCGGATCAGCCGTTCTGACTATCTGGACTTCCCGAACAAAACGGATCAAGGTCGGCCGTCCCAGTTCTACTTTGACCGCCAGATTGCTCCGGTGATCAACCTGTGGCAGACCCCGGAAAACTCCACGGACCAGCTGGTCTACTACTATGTTCGCCGGATCGAGGACGTTGATACTCTCACGAACACGAGTGGCATTCCGTTCCGCTTCTATCCGTGCATGGTCGCTGGCTTGGCGTACTACCTTGCAGTTAAGCGCGCCCCTGAGCGTGTGCAGATGCTGAAGGCGATCTACGAGGAGGAGTTCCAGCGGGCTGCAAACGAGGACGAGGCAAAAGTACCTCTGAAGTTGCAGCCTAGCATTCGTTACCTGAGGGTCTGATGGCATTTGCTTCTGACAAAAACGCATACGGCATCTCAGACCGCTCCGGTTTTCGATATCGCCTGCGCGACATGAAGAAAGAGTGGACGGGTGCTCTGGTTGGTCCTGACGAATTTGACCCCAAGCATCCGCAGCTTTTTCCGCCTCGCCCGGGTCCGGATCCGCAGGCTCTCAAAAACCCTCGGCCGGATCAACCTGAAGCGCTTCAGGTGTATGTGGGGGTTCCGACCGTTGAAGCACCTTACCTACAACGCCCCCGTATGATAGGTAGTGCTGGACAGGTTACGGTGGTGACGACATGAGCTTTACATACGCACAGCTGAAGCAAGCCATTCAGGACTACACGGAGAACACGGAGACCACCTTCGTGAACAACCTCCCGCTGTTTATCCGGATGGCAGAAGAGCGGATTTTGAAGCAGGTGCAGCTCAGCCTCTTCCGTAAGAACGCAACGGCTGCCACAACTGCAGGAAATCAGTACCTTGCCTGCCCCAGCGATTTCTTGGCACCGTTCTCATTGAGTTTGACGGGCAACGACGGCGATAAGTTCTTTGTCGAGTTCAAGGACCCGAGCTTCGTCCAGTCCTTCAATCCTGACCCGACTACGACCGGAGCTCCGCGCTATTACTCGCAGTTCGACAACGGTTATTTCGTCTTGGCCGCCACCCCGGATGCTGCCTACACTGCCGAGCTTCACTACTTTTACCGCCCGGAAAGTTTGACGGCGGGGCCCGATAGCGGCACGACCTGGCTCAGCGTCAACGCCGAGATGGCCATGCTCTATGGATCGCTCTTGGAAGCCACCATTTTCATGAAAGGCGAACAGGACGTCACTCAGATGTATGGACAGCGGCTGCAGGAATCCATTGCTGGCCTGAAGCAGCTGGGTGAGGCAAAAGAAGTGACCGACGAGTACCGCTATGGTAAAGTCATAAGGCCGAAGCAATGAGCGTCGGCTTCTTCGACATACCCAAGGACACTCCCCTTGTGGAGGTTTTGACAACGAGCAACCGCGGTTTCAACCCCGCAGAGCTCGCAGAACAGGCGGCACAGAAAATCGTCGCCGTTTCCGATACCGCCCATCCGGCATTGCGCGAACAGGCTCATGCGTTCAAGGGCCAGATCGCAAAGGTGATCGAGCTGTATCTGAAACAAGCGGTTCGCAGTGACCGCACAACCGTGTATAATGCGCTCAATGATGCGGGTCACCCCCAGCTGGCCGATCTTATAAGGAGACTCTGATATGGCCTTTACTGGCAATTTCATGGCAACGAGCTTCAAGCAGCAGCTGCTTGAGGGTGCCCACGACTTCCGTCTGACCGGCGGTGACACGTTCAAGCTCGCGCTGTACGACAACAACGCGTCGTTCACTGCGGCCACCACGGCATACACCGCCTCGAACGAGGTCGGCGACTCTGGATCGTATGCGGCCGGTGGCGGTACGCTGACGCGCATCAATCCGACAACCTCGGGAACCACTGCGTTCACGGATTTCGCGGACCTGACGTTCACCTCGGCGACCATCACGGCCCGTGGTGCACTGATCTACAACTCGACGCCGACGCATACTTACACCAACCCGGCTGTAGTGGTTCTGGACTTCGGCGTGAACAAAACGTCGACGGCGGGCGACTTTACCATCGTGTTCCCTACGGCTGATGCGTCGAACGCCGTCATCCGGATTGCCTAAGCCATGACCGATGTCGTCGTCCCCTTTACCGGCTGGGGCCGAGCGGGGTTCGGCGAACTCGCTTGGGGTGAAGGCAGCGTTGCTGTCGCCTTTGCCACGGGCGAAGTCGGCACGGTTGCGGTTACGACGACTGAAAACGTTTCGGTCAATGTCACCGGTGTCGCTGCAACCGGGCAGATCGGCACGGTAACTATCGAAGCTGATGCCAACGTCCCCGCAACAGGCTTGGAGGCAGCAGGCGAAGTCGGCACCGTAACGGTCACAGAAGGCGCTGGTGTCACGGTCAACGTCACTGGCGTTGCGGCTGTCGGGCAAGTCGGACAAGCCGGTGTCCAAGAATCGGTGTCCGTTGATGTTACTGGCGTTGCGGCGACGGGCGAGGTCGGAACGGCCACCGTCATCGGCAAAGCGCGTGTGGTGGTCACGGGGGTCACTGGCACAGGCCAGGTTGGCACGGCCACTACGATCTGTGATGCCAACGTCTTCGTCACCGGTGTTTCGGCTACAGGATTGGTAAAACCTGTGCTAGTGTGGGGCAGGATTGTCCCAGCTCCCGGAACGATATATACTGAGATTGTACCCTCAGCAGCAACCGTCTGGACTGAGATCGCAGCGTAAGGATCGGCTATGCCAAGTACATATACGACAAATGGCGGCATCGAGCTTATCGCCACCGGTGAACAGTCAGGTACGTGGGGCGCTACGACCAACACGAACCTGCAGATTCTTGACCGCCTCACCAATGGTGTTGGCGCGATCACGCTGTCCGGAACTACCCACACCCTGACGACGACGGACGGTACGCTGTCCGACGGCCAGTACCGTGTGCTGGTGTTTGGCGGCACGCCTAGCGGAACCAATACTGTCACGCTCTCTCCCAACGACGCCCAGCACATCTATTTTGTGAAGAATGGCTCTGGGCAGAGCGTGGTTCTTTCGCAGGGCTCGGGATCCACGGTCACTGTTGCGAACGGCAAAGGCGCGATTGTCTA